TGGTGTTGCTGGTCCCACTGATGGTGTTGCTGGTCCAACTGATGGTGGTGCTGGTCCCACTGATGGTGTTGCTGGTCCTACTGCTGGTGTAGCTGGTGTAGCTGGTCCTACTGCTGGTGTTGCTGGTCCTACTGCTGGTGTTGCTGGTCCTACTGCTGGTGTTGCTGGTCCCACTGATGGTGTTGCTGGTGTTGCTGGTGTAGCTGGTCCCACTGATGGTGTTGCTGGTGTTGTAGCTGGTGTTGTAGCTGGTGTTGCTGGTGTTGTAGCTGGTGTTGCTGGTCCCACTGATGGTGTAGCTGGTGTTGCTGGTGTAGCTGGTCCCACTGATGGTGTTGCTGATGGTGTAGGTGTAGGTGTAGGTGTAGGTGTAGGTGTTACTGCTGGTGTTGCTGGTCCTACTGCTGGTGTTGCCGGTCCTACTGCTGGTGTATGAGGTGTTACTGGTGTATATGGAGCAGCCTGTGGTGTATGTGGTGTTGCTGGTCCCATACTTGGTGTTGCGTTTGGTGTTGGCGCAGCTGGTGTTGGTGCAGCTGGTGTTGGTGCAGCTGGTGTTGGCACAGCTGGTGTTGGACTGCATTGAGATTGATAAGTTTCATTAAGAAAATTAGCAGCGTTAAAACATTGACCTTCTGCGTTATTGTCACACATAGTCCATGCTAATAAAGTACAATTTGCCCAGCTACCAAGAGGAGAAAGACATGTTTCTAAATTTGCACATGCATCAATTTGAATGCCATTAGGACAACAAACCATAGCAATAATAGTACATTCAACATCATAGGCAGTTTTACATTCACCTGCAATTGCATCCCAATATGGAGGAATTCCTTGATGCCCTCCACCAGTACATCCATTAGTACATTTAGCCTCTGCACCCGGAGTGGCAACAAAGCTGCCTGAATCTGTTGTGTAGCATCCTTGACTTTCACAGCATTCTTGATCTTGACATTGCGGTCCAGCTTGTGGTGTTGCTGGTGTTGCTGGTGTTGCTGGTGTTGCTGGTGTTGCTGGTGTTGCTGGTGTTGCTGGTGTTGCTGGTGTGTATGGTGTTGCTGGTGTGTATGGTGTTGCTGGTGTATATGGAGCAGCATATGGAACAAAACTTGGTCCCACTGATGGTGTAGCTGATGGAGTTGATGGTGTTGATGGTGTTGATGGTGTAACTGGTGTAGGTGGAATAAAACATGTGCCATTAAGAACAGAACCTTCTGGCGAACATGGTTGTCCAATTTGATATATTACATCACAAACACATCCTTGTTCTGCGCCAGAACTACAGTCTCCAGTTCCATACCATATACCACCAGTACAAACTACAGCACAAACACCGCAACCCAATGGATTTGGGCTGGGATTTGGGCTGGGACTTGGACTTGGATTTACCGCAATGCATACTTGTGTTGAACTATTACCGGGATAAGTAGCAGGAGTACATACAACAGGTTGACCTGCAAATTCCGCATCACAACCACATCCACCATTTGTGCAAGTATTTTCAACAACAGCTATGAAACCATCTACACACGAATAAACACAATGACCATTATCGTTTGCACATGGACCAAAAGCACGACCAAAAATATCTTTATTTTGAACACTACTATTTTCTTGTTCAATATATTTTAATACTTGTTCAGCTTCATCAAATGTCTTATAAGAAGAAGATAATATTGATTCATTTTTTTGTAAAGAATTATTGGATTCTAAATAACGAATATAAAGATCATCATTGTTAATGATGATATACCAACCTTTGATGAATTCTGATTCTTCAGACATTACAAAACCTTTATTGGATTGGAAATAATTATTCTGTTTACATTATTACCTTCAAGAGTAATCAACAATGTGGGAGCATAAGTTCCCGGTTTTTGATATGTGTGAGCTGTATAGTGAATATTAGGGTTCTGCTGACTTTGATTGCCACCATCCTCAAATATCCAAAATCTCTCCACAATTTTACCAACAGATTGATCGATTAAATTAAATTCAGTAGGATCAATACCTAATTCAGCAGCAGTTTGAACTGAATACCCAATACTAGGCGTAGCATAAAAGAATAAATCAGGAGTATTAGTAGAAACATTAACATAACCAGTCTTGGATATTACACCTTGCGCCCCAAGATCTGTAATGATACGCAACTTAACGTCAAAAGCACCTTCGTTAATATAAGTGTGAGTAGGACTCTTTAAAAGACTTGTGCCACCATCACCAAAATCCCAGAAAAATTTATTTGCAATAATATTACTAAAATTTTGAAACTTAACAGTCAAAGGAGGTTTTCCATTCAAAGGATATCCTCTAAATAATGGTCTAGGAGTCAAATACTTAATTTCTTGCTTCTTTAAGATGCCATTAAGAGTCTCTGCCGCAGGTTCAACCAAAGTTCCGAGTGTTTGTTCAATCTTTATAATTGAGTCTTTAAGGCTATTGTGGTGATCAGCAAAGACACCACCAATAACCTGCGAACCAACAACCCAATTTGTTTCTCTTGAATCTCCAAAACCTCTAATTAAATTATAAAAAGTTTGACTTGTTTTGTTTTCGTAATAAATATATTCTGGAGGAGTTGCGTATTTATCTTCTAGATTAATTCTAATTAATCCCTTATCAGGGAAATTTTCTGTAGATTCTACAATTATTAGGTTCGCACCATAATTCAAAGCTTGAGTTAATGATGTTTCACTATTATTTTTAGCAGAATATAGCGTATCATAGCCATCAATAGCTTGTGGGAATATGGATAGATCACCAGTTGTGTATCCAATGTCATAACTACTTAACTTACTGACCATTACCCAAAAGACCTTTCTGCTTGTTCATGGACTCAATCAAATTGTGCTTCAATCTACTATTATTTTCTAATTGCAAAATTGATTTAACCAGTTCTTTATTTACGGGATGACCAAGCAAAAAATCTAAATTTAATTCGCTGCCGAACTTATTTTCAAAATATTCTGCCTGTGCATTATTATCATTCCATCCTTTTACCTTGATTTTTGCATCAATTTTATTAAAAAGATTTATGAAAACAGCACATTCTTCTTCTTGATTTTTCTTCTTTTCCAAAAGTTTTTGATGATTTATTTTTAAAGATTCAATAGTTCTTTCAATTTTCCTAACAATAAATTTAGATTTTTTAGTATTTTTTTCTAATTCTTCTTCAATTTCTATTTTCTTTATTTCAATATCATCTAAAATGTTGGCAAGTTCCATTTCAAGACTGACCAAACTATCATAACGAGATTCTAATTCTCTAAGACACTGCCAAGCTTGAGAGTTTGGTGTAGTTTCTTTTCCTACAATAAATTTTTCTATTTGGAATTCGCTATGTCTGTTGCAAACAATGTTTTTATCTAACAAATCTTTGATGTTATTTAGCATGTAATAACATAGTGATTTTTAATCTAATGCTAAATTGAAATCTATTCTTATAACATCAGAAGATGTTATCGCTTGATCTAACACAAAACCTAGACGATTTGTGTTTTCTGTAAATCCATTTAGCTGATAACTACTCGTTGCATATGGAGTTGGCACATAAATAGAAGCGCCATCACTGTAGATTCTTGTACCATTTACATAAACCCTAAGAGATCCTTCTTCATAAGGAACATTAAGTCCAGTTATATAATTAATATAATCTGGACTTAAACCAGCTGACAATGGTTCTATACTGTAAAAATGCCTGTGTGCATATTGCAAACCAACTTCAACTTCAGCAGTAATAATATTCGGTTCATGAACAACAAAGTTTATAGTACTTGAATTCTTAAATAAAATTGGTCCATTATCAAAATAAACAATTTGACTAACTTGATCAACTTGAATACTTATATTCTTAGCTTCATCAGCTATAAGAGCTAATTTTTGACGTTCAGAAAGAGTCATCCTTACATAATCAGTGCCATCATAAGATCCATCTGTATGTGCGCCTATATTATGAAGAGCTTCATCAATTTTATATGTTAAAAGATCTCCATTTGGAGCTATGGATTGATTTAATCTTGCTGCCAAAGTTCCTGTTGTTCCAATAGCAGATTCTAGAATTGCAGTATTAGCATCTACAGAATTATTAATTACCTCATCTCTTTGAGCCAAGGCATCAAATGGTTGATTATCCACCTGATAATAATAAGGCTGTAGTGCTTGATAACTTGGTACTGGGATTATACTAATATTAGGCATGATATATTTAGAACGAATTACAGTAAATTTATACGCCAGTTCCAAATAATTTGAATATCAGATGTTTTTGACAATGGCGAAAATGTCGCCATTGAGTATAAAACGTCATTATTCAACACTAATCCCATTTCAGAAAGTGAATAACCATTGGCATCGCTGAAACCTAACACAGAAGTAAAAATAACCTGTGTTGGGTTAGAGTTGTCAATACTTGCTGATACGGTCTTAGAAGCCCTAGTAATGCCAAACAAACCAGTTCTATCTTGGTTTACATATCTTAAGGTTGTGCCGTCAACACCATTGTCACCAAAAATCATTCTTGAGACAAACTGCTCATAACTACCAATGCTATTAGCTAAAACTTTTACAAGTTCAGCTCTACCACCAGCCAAAACAGCATTCTTGAAATCTATGACTTTCTCGGTGCCATTTTTGTCAATAATTTTACCACTTACAGAACCAAGAAAATTCGTTGAATCAATCATATGTTCCCTTCAGTTTTCTTATTATCTTTAGTTAAAATAGTGTAACCAATACTTTCTTCTTGTACCGAAAAGTCTTTAGTCTCAGAACCAGAAGCTAAATCAGTCATTGCAAATGCTGGCAAGTTCATTATCTCATTTGTAATTACTTCTTGACCAGATCTATCTACAAAATCAAAATCTTGTAACATAATTGTTGCCGGATCTTTCACATATCTTATCAAGTCGTAAGAAACCGATGTTCCACCACTTGATATCGTTCCCCATTCTTCAAATTTACCAGATAAAAATAAATACTGATTAAGTCCTATTGTTTCTTCGCTTATTATCGAATAAAAAGAACTGTTAATTTCAATTAAATAGTTTTCTTTAAATGTGCTATCCTCTAATGCATTCGGATCATTTGGATCTGTAAATGTTGGGAAAGTAATTGGTTTTAAAAATAACATTTTATTATAATCTAAATTTCCACTATCAGCAGTAATTCTTTGCAATACTTTACCACTTACTCCACCTTGATCACCAGCATTGTAATTATCTATATAAATTTCGTTTGATGTATCTGGATATCCATCAATGTAATACTGAGAAGAATCAGCATCAAAGAAGAAATAATTGTTTCTTGTTAAAAATGTTTGAATGTTTCCAATACCAGTTCCAGCATCAACTACTACTCTTCCCCTATAAACAACATTGTAAATACCATCATTTGATTCAAATATTATATTATTACTATTATCAAGAAGCTTGTAATCTAAATTTTCATAATAAGAATTTGTGAGAGACCCATCGTTCAGCAAGTAAATCTCATTGTTGACTATATTTGTTATTTCATAAATTAATCCAGTTGAAATAATTTGTATCTTCCAACTTGCAACAGCCTGACCATTGTCAACATCAAATATAGTTTTTATTGGATAATAAAGGAAGTCTAAGGTAGAATCTGTTATAAAATACAAGTTATCTTGATAAACATCAAAATTAGAATCAGATAAAACAATATTGGAAAGTATAAAGCTAAATTCTGTTGTGTTTAAAGGTTCACTAATCGAACCAATTATTTCAACATAATTACCAACAGGATTTTGAACAGTATATTCTCCGCTATTTACATGTGGAGATAAAATTTCTAATAATGTGTCAGATGAATTATTAGAAATGCCAATCGTTTCTAAATTTTGCAAAGGACAGAACAAAATAATTGATTCATTATATCCATTTGTTGTTCCACTTTCAGCGGTTTGCGCTGTTGCTAACATATTTCTAAGAACTTGACCATACACATTAGGTCTAATATTTCTGTTAAATATTGTATTAGCTTGACCAGAAATCAAATAATCAGAAGCATTATATTTTATTAAAATCTGCCAAGACTCATATGCTGGAAGCATATAGTCTTCCATATAGCCATTAAATTTCAATGTGTGAAGAATTGCATGAAATGGCGTGTATTCAGCAATTATTTCTTGTGCCTCGACTAATCTTATATTAGATAAATCTTGAACAGAAAGTTCTAGATTATATCTAGCACTAATTGTATCTCTACATGGTTCAATAAAGTTCTTGTCAATATCTTTAGGATCAAAACTGTCTCTTAATGAACCGTTATATTCATCCATGTTATAAGCTTGTTCTGAATATGGAAATTCAGTACGAATTTTACCAAAAACAATTGGCTCATAAAATGGATTTTTAACATTTACAATCACATCAAATAAAGGATCTGTCTCTTCAATTGCATAAGTATTCCAATCCTTTGGTGGATACTCAAAATAACGATCATCTCTTGTGTCAATCAAAGACAAACCTAATATGTAATTATGAATTTGAACTTGAGTTTCATTAGGAAATTCTTTTATTTGATATGTAATTTTTAATCTCGAAGATAGCTCTAGAGAGTTTCCTATATATTTCATATAAGAAACACCATTACTTGTATAAATTTCTATGTTGTCTAAGCTTATTGTTGCATAATCTGAAGTATTAGTTTCTAGTTGTAATAAAAAAAATGTATTATTTTTATCTAAACTTACTTTTGACAATTTAAAAATTGTTTCGCCAGAATACAAGAAACTTTCTGTATGTGAATATTTTGTCCCAACTTGCCACAATTGAGAAAATTCAACTAATTCCATTCCTGCATCGCTTAATGCTTGTCTAAGTCCTTCTAATCTGCCTTTCATTTTATTAAGAGGTACTGCTTTCTTAATTTGCTTGCGCCATCTAGTTGGATCAGAACTACGCAGTTTCAAATTGAAAAAGTTAGCCAAGTAAATTAGAAGCGGTTCTTGAAGAACATTTGCATCTAGAAGATCAATAATTTGATTTACTAAATCTTCCATTTGCTTAAATCCATCATTCAAAGCAAGATTAAGCTTGTCTAATATTTCTGGAGTTCTATCTGTATCAGCATATGTACTTTTGTACATTTCTGGTAAATATCTTGTTAGTAAATCATAATACTTTTTTGGTGGAGTTCTGTGTGTTGGATTGCTGGTATATGCAGCAATGTCACTATTAAGATAAAATGGCAAGTGTGCGCTTAATGTATCACCAGATGGATTTGGTTTCCATTTATAACAAATGAAATAATCACCTTCTCTTACATTGAAAGCATCCCAAAAAAATTGAAATCTGCAATAAGGGAATTCATCTGTTGGTGCTTTGATTACAATTGAATCTGTATTTGTTCCGCCACGAACCCAAAGTGGTTGTGTGGAACTGCCAGCTTGAAAAACTATTTGAGAATTTGCGTAGTAAAATGGATTAGTAACAATGCTTTTTTGCCAAGCATCAAAAGCATCGTTTGCAAGTTGAGCATTTTCTTCTGATGGATACTCACAGGCAATATTTTTTAGAACAAGATAACGAGCTTCTAAATTAGCTTGAGATATTTGAGTATCGTATTCTTGAATATTTGGGGAAGCATAATTTCTTTCAATGAAAAAAATTGTGATGTTTTCTATGTAATAAGGATCTATTGGATAGCATTTGTTTGCATCCGGTGTTAAGAATATAAATTCAACCCTATCATTAACTTTAGGGTTATCTGTGTATAGCTTATTCATAGGTAAAATTAATTCTCGTAGTATCTGGTCTAATTATTTCAAAATATCTTGCCCTTACAAGCTTTCCGCTATTTTCAGGATCAGAAGTTGTAAAATAAATATCATATCTTCTTGGCTGTTGCATATCAGACAAAGCCTTAATGACATCAATGTCTCTTAAATTTTGATTGTAATCCCAATTGTTAAGGGAGAAGAAGTTTTGCATTCTTGTTGTTATGTTTGCTCTGATGTCGTCTTCAAACTTTTTGTAATATTTATCAATTACAACATTGATAGAAACATCTGAAAGTATTATTTGTCCATCAAGTATTGACAAATAATCTGTCATCATCTTGTTTTCATTCATGTATTGTGTAAATTCATATTTGAACTGACTGGAAGAAACAGCTAGATCAAAATTATTAACTTTTGTGAGAATATAAAGTTCTATGATGTTTGCACTACATCCAGAATGTCTGAGAACTGCATTTGTTTTTCCCATAACACCATTATATGGAGTCACAAACAAATTAGCATAATTTTTATAATCAGATCCTGATACACATCTATTTTGTGTTTGGTTGTAAATAGGAAGTTTATATCTAATATCATCTATTGTATCGCCATCGTATCCGTATTCACCTTTTGTATAATTGGTAAAATTAACAACTGCACTGAAAACTTCGCCTTCAATTGAAACTAATGACTGTGCATTTACAAAATTTGTAACAATATTACCAGAAGTTCCACCACCGACTCTATAGGTTGCAACAATAGTTGAACCAGTTGGAGGAATGTATCCAGCACGATTATTGCCAAATATAATGAAAACAGAATAATCAGAATTGTATTCGACTCTATATTCTCTCTTTGGAGCTGATTCTGTAAAGTATTTTACTTGTTCCCAAGTGACACCGTCAACGCTTACTCTAATTGAATCTAATAGCACTGGAGAAAAGTTTAATAAGTAAGCTTGATCTGTTCCACCAGTTCCTGCGAATGTATCTGTGTATGTTCTTCCTTCAATACCAACTATATTGCTATTAATTAATGATCCAGATGTTATTACTATGTTTTCATCAAATATTGGTCTTCCCAAAGCATCAGAAGCAAATAATTCAATTGTCGTTGTAACATTATTATTAAATATATCAACAGCATAAGGAGTTTGAATTACAAGATCTACGTTGTATGTGTTTGGAACTCTTGCTGTCCAAAGACTTTTTCCAGCAATAGGTGGTTTTGGAACAAATCCTACTAGATTTGCTAGACGTATTGCGTTTTCTAATTCTGTAACTGTGTCAATAAACACTTCATTGGCGATTTGATCTGTCTTGAAGGACAGTGTATCAGCAATAAATGCCCAGTTTTCAATAAGCATGATACCAAGACTTGATTCAACAAAGTCATTGAACTCTGTACCAAATTTTTCTTGAATATAAGCAACCAATCGAGATTTCATTGACCAGAAATCTTGATTGGTGTAATTTAATGAAAAAATTTGAGGTCTTGTGCCATTAGCCCCAGATTTATATGGCGTTAAATCAAACGGACACTTCTCCACGGTCAACCCCCTTCGAACGGTACTGCTAGCACAAGTTCTTCAATAATATTTATTTTCTCTGGATTTATATAGTTAATTCGGATCAATACTCCATTCTTGTTTGTCGAATTATAACCAGCTTCAGTTTTTTCAACCAAATCTGTTACAGTAATTGCTGTTACAGTTATTCTTGGTTCCCAAGTGCTTATTGAATTAGATATTTCTCCTGCAATAGCACTTTTTGTGGCATCAGTGTTTTGTTCAAAAATATACTTTCTCAAAGCTGTGCCATATTGTGGCAACATAACTCTATCACCGGGATTTGTTAATATTAATTGAATCAAATCACTTTTTAAGTTTTTAGCGCCAATTTGAGTATAGAAAAATCCTAATGGATTTTTAAAAATTGGAAATGGAAAACCTTTTAAATCAGCCATTATTAATTTCCTTCAAGAGGTAAACCACCAGAACATAAATCTTCTCCCGGCAAACAGTTATCAGTTATATTTAGAGCGCCAAGCCCAATACCACTAGCAGAATTGCTACAAGAAGCATAAACTCTATCACTTGCTCTTACACATCCATTTACTAAAACGAGAACTGGGAACACACCCGGAATACACTGATCAGGATCTGTTGCTGTAGCATCATCTGTAGCTTGATTCAAATCAATTTGCAAAACATTCTCAGGAGGTGGATTTTCTGCTTCATCTGGTGGAATTGGTGGATAATCTCTACCAGCTAACAGGTAAATTTTTTCATCAAATTGTATCACATGATTGCCTTTTCCTTTGTGATAAAATGTCTGTTCTGTATAATCAAACCTATTAGTTGCCACATAATTCATTTTGTGACCTTTTACATATTCAAGAGCGTTTTCTTCAGCATAAAGGAATAGATTCCCACCTGATCTTATTTGAATATATCCTGATTCTTCCACGCCTTCAAAACCTTCTCTTAATGTAATTTGATGTGGTCTTGAACCATTTTCTATTGTCTTTTGTGGCGCAGTAATAGAAATATATTGTCCTAATGTTTTATTTTGATCAGAACTATCATCCATTCTTATGGACAAACCATAACCAGTTCTTAATTGCATATAAGCAGCGGTTGCTTTTGGTTCTGGAACAGCGCCATCTCTTCTACAAGGATATTCTCTAAGATTTCCTCCATCACAAAGGAAAATTTCATGCTGACTAGTAGAATTTATTTTCACACCTTGTTTTGAAGAAGCAGCGTCTGTGCAATTTAGACCATCAACAGCATCACATAAAAATATTTGATTTCCTAAAGCACTTTTTATTTTTACTCCATTATTATCTGCTCTAACTTTATCTGTGTTTGTTCCAACTCTTTCAATATCATTAAGTTCAATTAAATGTCCAGTTGTTGATTTCCAATAAGATCTACCAACAAATTTATCATCACAACCAAAATCAAATGCTCGAATGCTTCTATCCCATTCCATATTGCCTCTTGGCTGATGGACAGAATCATCCATTACAAAACTGTGACCAGAAATAGAAAGAAACTGTATGCCTGTTTGAGGTAAATCACACTTATTATTTTGTGGAGTTTGTGGACCTTTATATGGTCTGCATTCGCTTTGTTGTTTGAAAAATGGATTTCTACCAATTTGTGAGTCTGGATTAATTTGACTTTCAGGTTCCCCACCAATTATTGTGGATCTATCATCTGTAGAACAACCAACTTCTTCGCTTTTAGCAATGACCGGATTATCTTCATAATCAGGATTAAATAAATCAGATATACTTCCTGCTAAAGGAAAACGTGTAAAATCTTGATAAGAAAACGCTTCAGGATTAGGAACTCCTTGAATACAACTAGTATCGCCATCTTTAGCAAAATTTGCACAAGCTGGATGCGCCCACTGACCCCCATAGTGTAAATGGTCATCTTTAAAGCACATCCAGTTGCCATTGCCGCTCATTATTTCTAATCTTTTCCATTTACGGTTGCAACTAGGATCTCCATCAACCATTTTCATCATGTGTTTTTCTGGAGTTTTAAAACCATAAATGTTCGGCGTTGTCGTTCTCTTAAGAATATTTGGGTCAGAAATTATTTGTTCAATTGAATCAATGTCAAATCCATTGTATGATTCTGTGTTCCAAGGAGGCATGACTTGTGATCCATCATTAGCTCCACAAAGATATCCGTTTCTTTTTCCTGCATAAATATCGTTATATTCTATGATTGGATAGCCAAAATAGTTTAATGCGCCCGGTGCTCTATCTCTTGTCCATGTTGTTCCAATATAATAACCAGCACCATTCATGCCATTTTCAAAAGCTACAATTATTGTTGAACCAGCAGGAGGAACCCATGATGCTCCACAGTCATCAAATCCACCAAACGAAGATATTGCTGATGCCCAAGGTAATCCTTCAATAGGAATAGTTGGCTTATGCAAAATTGGAGAAAAATATTGAACTGCATTTTGTTTCCATACATCATATGTGCTAACGCAAATTGCTGTATAAATTCCGTAATTATTAATTGGTTGTACTAAATCGGAAATACGCAACTTGTCTGTCGTATCCCACATCGTAGCAATTAAGTCTTCATGCTCTTGAAGTTTTTTAACAATATCATCAATTTCCATACAAATTACCTTCTTATGATTTTAAAGCTCTATTATTCTGTTCCACACCAGTTAATTTCAATTTAGTAATCCATTTACCATCTGATAATTCATGATCACAACCATTTATCAAAAAAGCAATAGATGATATCTGATCATTTATTGTTGGCAGAGAAAGCCAGACACCATTGATTTTACCATTATCAAAAAGATCTGACTGAATAACTGTGAATGGGTTTATAAATATTATTTTTATAAAAGACCCTATAATGTTCCAAGACCAAAGAAATCTTGGATCACCTTGTATTGTCAAATCTGCTGTAACAGCTCCCAACATCGGTTTAGAAAAATTTCCAGCTTCAAGATGTAAAGATGCCGCTTCTGCTGTTTTTTGTCCTATTTCTGCCGGTGGAGAAGACTCTCTATTATTAGAAGTAGCTGCTCCAGCAACTACAGTTTCTTTTCCCGGTTCATTGTTAGTTGCAGAATTTTGATTGCAACCTTGTATAATTACAGATTTTGAGCTATTTGCTCCACCCGGAGCAGCGCCAACAAATCTGTTTGGAACACCAACAAATTCTATTTTTGGGGAAAATGATATTACAGGACTTAAGTCGCCACCGTTAACAACATATGTCCCTACAAATTGTTTTATTTTACAGCTTCTATATTTTGTTCTGTCAATTAAACATTCAGTACTTTCCGCTTCTACTAAATATAAACATTCGTCATTTGCTCCACTTGGATAACATAAAAACACACCTTTTGTATGATCTGTTACAAAATTATTTAAATTTTTTGCTATAGCGTCAAGCACAGGTAAGTTATAACCGGGATAAACACCACTTCTTCCTGCATTAGTATCAGCATTTTTTTGTTTTGCATAAGACCAACCACCATTTTGACCTTGCGGTTGTCTTACCAACGCTATTCTGCTTCCTTGTTTTGGAGCATTTGTTGGTTTTGGAGGACATGTTCCATCTTGCATCAGTTCAAAAGATGTTAATATAGGAATTTTTTGAGAAGATTTTCCCAGAACATTTTGAGTTCTTCTTTGACCCATTTTGGCATCTGGTCCTTTTAATTCTAGTTTATATTTCCAAATGTTATTATCAAAAGTTACATCTATTTTTGTAACAAGGAAATCAATATAAGGTCCAATCGGTTTTCCCGGCAAAGACTGTTTATCTACAAAACTTTGTTGATAAATTGCGTTACCACCATTCTTGTTGGTGAAAACATACCCAAAATTAAGAGAAACTTTAATAATATCAGTATTTTTAACGCCTCTTCTAGGTGTGGCATCACAACGATCTCTATAAACAGAATTATAAAAACTTGTGAAATCCTGACCAGATGTATCAATTATTTCTAATGTTGCACCGTAACTTTGTGATATACCCATGCTGGCAGATTTAATGAAAGCTCTTTTGTCTCTATCTGTTCCTAAAAAGTTTCCTGTTGTTATATAATAAGAAACATATCCATTATTATTTTGCTGTCTAAAATTAGCTTGATTTTCCCTTATTATTCTGAATCTAGCTTCTATAAACGGCGCATAACTTTCATATGATGCGTTTGGAGACAAACCATTTTGACCCGTATCGGGTAATGGTCGTCTTATATTTCCGCATGTATTGTAATTTTTACCATTTACTATAAATGACGGCAGTGATGGATATTTTAAATTAATAGGCATATTACTGGTTATTTATTGGTATCCTAATTGTTTTACCTGCAATAAAATCTTTTATGTCATATATATTGTTGGCTTGCATAATTAACCACCAAGAATCTGGATACCCATAAACGCTATTTGATACAAGATCTGGTCTATACGCATAACCTTCTGGAATGACTGTATACTTGTCAAATTGGTTTGCTGGTATCTCCGTTCTTTTGTAAGTGCTAAATGTTAATTTTTCTTCATCACCATAGACTAAAACAGTTGAATCTTTATATCTTGATAAAGAATTTACATAACTAGAAGCTTTTGCTGTTTCTGAAACTGATATTTGATACGCCATATCATGCTCCCAATTGAATAATTCTATCTGCTCCGGGTAAATATCTACTGTCGTAAACAATTTCAAAATTCAAATCTACATCAAGCTTATAAGGAAGATATTTACCATTTGCACTATTTACATTCCACACTTGATCAGATGGAAATGATACACTATAACTCAATAACACAACTGTAACTTCTGTATCAGCTATTAAACTGCCACATTTAATGCTTAATATTTTAGGTGGAATATAAGGAATAATATTATTAGGGTCTGCTCTAGGATAAACACAAGATTCTAAATTTCTCAAATTTAATATATTTTGATTAATTGAATTCTGATCATATGAAATAAAATGACATTTCCATCCTATTTTTCTAGATCCACCAGAATTAAACGTCTTAAATGGTGTTGATCTACCCATACCAGTTTCTTCAGCATAACCAGCATCTTTACTGTCTGTTATATCTGGTAAGTTGTTCATGAAAATCTGGAAAGTATTTGAACGAATATAGCAATCAGCAATATCGTTCAATGCTCCCGTTGGTCCTGTTGCTCTTCCTTCTGACATTTTTAAATTCCCTCAATATAATTAAATTAGTTATTAACCAGTATATGTTCCATTTACTCCATCTCCAGCAGCAAAATCACCATTCATTCTTTTGCCTAATTTTGGATCAACACCAATTCTATCAATAAATGGCACATTCGAACCTGCTGTGACAGCTCTGCCTCCACCTCTTGCTGCTGCTGCTAAGAAACTGTTAATTGATTCACTAATGTTTTTCAAAGTGTCTAAAATTGGCTCAGAGTTTTCTTCTTGAACAACTGCTGCACCAGCAGGAGTTGTAGCAGCATTGTTCACAGCTGCTTGTTTGTTATTCGCCATTAATTGACTTTTTGGGTCTGCTGGTACAGCTGCTGTTTGTGTTGTATTAGTCGCAGAAGCTGCAAATCTTTTTCTGGTTGCTTCATCTGCAAATACATTTGCCGTAGCTGGGACTTGCGTAACACCAGTTGCAGGAACTGTTGGGTTGTTAATCTTGCCAAATATTTGCATGTTTGAATTAAGTGTTTTTAGTATTTCTTCGGAAATATTTGTTTTTCCAATTTCGTTGACATCATCTATTATATTTTTATAACTATCTTTTATTTCTGACAGATATGATGCAAATATGTTCATTTCGTTAGCAAGTTTTTCCATTTCTGGATTTTGTTTTTCTAAATATGCAGCAACAGATAAACCTCCAATTTGCATTGTTGTCAATCCAACAACTGATTGTAAACTTTTTGTAAATTTTGCGTTTAAATCAGCTGGTATTTCTGGCATTTTTTCTACGGTTGCAATGAAACTACCAAATCCTGTGCTGAATTTTGATAAAGCTTCACTTAACTCTGCAACTGATTCAATTATTGCAACAGCAGATTGGAAATCACCCAAATCAGGTATGGCTTCATTTAAAACTTTGGCAAATGGATAAAACAAATTAGTCATAATGCTGCCCATGCCGCCTACTAATCCCATTAGTGCTTGATGAATTTCTCCACCTTCATTAAATTTTTCAAGAATAGTATTGAGTTTCATTCCTGTTTTTTCTATTTTGGTAGTATTTCCATAAACAACTTTCAAACTTGTATCTGAATTGGTTTTTTCGATGAATTCATTAAACTTACTAAGAAAATTAATTGTAGAACCAATCATTTCTGTAAACGTATTCATTTTATAAATTGATGATTCAACGTCACTGATATCAACTTTGTCTACTGCTGAGAGTAAATTATTTTTGAAATATTCAAAAAGATTTACAAGATTATCACCAATTGGCTTTCCTCCAGTTGGTGTTTTTATATCTCCAATGAATTTCGTTATTTCTTCAAGAGCATTTCCTTTTAAAACTTCTGAAAATTCCGTGCTTATTGTTTTAAGCTTTGAGACAATATCAATAAGAGCAGTCATTACCTTTAATGATTCTGATAGTTTATCTGGAGTGTATCCACTCTTCATTATAGGACCAGCAATTTGATCAATAATAGCTTTTGTCATCAAATACAAAACACTATTTTCTGGCTTACCTTCATTAAGCTTCTTGAAAGCATCTATGTTATTTTTATCAGTTAAAAATGGTATAATTTTTACAAATTCAGACAATCCACCTTGCAACCCACTAATAGAATCTTTAATAGCAAGGATTTTATCCTTTACAATATTTAAATCTTTTACTTCCCAACCAACAAAAATCTGCTCAAACTTATGAATAATATTCTCTAACTGCAAGAAAAATCCATGATCTTTCAGTAAGAATCGAATATTTTCTTGATAATCATTCCACGCTTTATTGTTTGTAAAAGCAGCAATTTTCTTGATGTTATTACTACCACCACTATCTGTAAAATAAGGCATAATCTCATTAACAAAAACTGCTAATAATTCAGCAATACTTTTACTAGCTGAAGAAGTTTCCATAATTTTCTTCTTTGCGCCTTCCATGTTCTCTACAGAACTTTTTGGTATTTTTTCTATTTTTTCTATCATACTGCCTACATTTTTAACAATATCTACTATTTCAGGAGTAACAGTTGTTAAAGCTTCTGAGAACTTTTGACTTGTTTTTCGCCCTGTTGTTAAATCTTTTACATTGAAATTTTTATCCAGAACATTTATTGTATTTTCAAAGTCTGTTATCATTGAACCAAGTTTTTGTGGTAATTCCATTGCTTTTGACATTGATTCAATCACAGCTGGATTTACTTTTATATTTTGAAAACTGTTTGATATCTGATTGACTAAATTTGACATAGCTTGTGATATTCTTGTCAAATTACCAGAATTCACTACGTCTTCAGCAGCTTGTGAAATTTGTTGAGCCTTTGAACTCGCCCACCAACCAGTTGTTTTAAACAATGGGAGCAATTTATCTTTAAAAGCTTCCAAAGAAGATACAAATGGAGGTATGACACCCATTAAAACACCAAGTTTTGTCTTAGCCGATTCCAATCCTCTTGTATTGATTGGTGATTTAGAAATTTCGTCATAAACAGCAGACATTATAGAAAACATGTCTGCAATTTTTCTTTTGACAGTTTCAGGGTCGATCTTCCCAATACTACCACCAAACCAACCTTTAGGATCAAAAATTGTTTCTAATACTGGGAATAATGATGTTTTGAACATATTAATTGAATCATTAAAACTTCCAGTCAATTCTGCCATGCTTTTCATTTTGCTTGCACCAGATTTCAAATCTGATTCACCAAATGTTCCTAAAATTCCTATTATTCCTTTGATTACTGTAGACAAAGAACTAAACGCATATACAGACAAAGCTAAAGCGCCCGCAGCAAGTAATCCAACAAGGGCAAAACTACCAGCTCCAACTAATATTTGTGCAGAACCTACCGCCAGCATAATCATAGCTGCGCCAATATAAATAGAAGCTTCGCCAAATGACATTATTTTATCAGTAAGATCCAACAGTTGAGTTGTATCAATATACTCAACTGCAAGCATCATTCCAACTAAAGCAAGACCAAATAGTGCAATTCCAGCAATAGCCCATAACATTCCAGCAGAAGCACCAATAGCCTGACTTCCTATCCACAATCCTGCCCAAGTAATTAAAGCTAACCCAGCAGCACCAAGAAGGAATGCAGCACCAAGAACAAATGCACCTAAAAGCAATGATCCAATTATCAATGTTGTATCAAGAATCATTTCGTATGTTAAACCAAGCCCATTAAACGCATAATAACCAACAAGAAAAGCCAATCCAACCAATAATAATCCAGTAACAGCATATAAAAGCAATGGTCCAGCTGTAAAACCTTGAGTTCCAACTGCTGCTGAAGCAGTATTAATCATTAACAAACCTTGCATCGCAGCCCACAATGCAGCACCAATCATCAAAGATGAAAAAGCAATAATAGAAATAATTGCAGCAGCTTCAAGTGCCATGCCACTGGTAAGACCTATTGCCGATAACCCCCATCCAGCAAGAAGAAGCACAGTTCCTATTACCATAATTGCAGCAATTGCTTTGCCTATAGTGTAAATGTTTTTCCCGGCAGTTTCAAAAGCACCAGTTGGAATACCATTAATTAAAGTCAAAGCATAGCTAATACCAATAAGAGCACCAACTACTGACCCAACTGCTATAGAAATTGCTAAAATAGTTAAAGCAGAAGACATTGCTTGAGCTGATGAGAAACCAGCAAGACTTTCAACTGCGCTAATTAATCCAACTAAAACAACACCAAGAGCAAGAATAACTGCTGCATAAGGCGCAATCATAGTTATTCTTAATAAACCTCTACGCATATTAAGCATTGGTATCTTGCCAATTAAATCAACAGCAAAAGCAAAGCCAACCAAAGAAGCTACTAAAACCGCAGTAACTGACATTACTGCGCCAAGTTTGGCAGAAACCATAAGAATTTTGCTTACATCCATATCAAGAGAACTTAACGCCTGATCTACAAATCCTACAATATTTGTAGCAAATTGAACAATGCGTGGTCCAGCAAAATAAAGAATTGTGCCAACTACTGCTATTAAAGCAAGTGTTTTAAGGATATTCGCTCCCTTAGCCATTTCGTACATTGACTTCCAGTCACCACCCATGCCACTGATACCCATACTACCTAGCTGGAATATTCCAGCAATAACACCAATCAGTGCGCCAGCAACCATTAATGTTTCTGCTATTTGGGTAGCACCCTTGATTCCATCGCCTAATCCTAAATCAGACTTGCTAAGTATTTGTTTTACTGTGCTACCAAGAGAAACTGCCAAAGCAACAAGAACAGTCGAAGCCAGCGCCATTACGGCTGTTATTGCCATTATTTTTAATAATTGTTTGCCCATACCCATAACTTTGCCGGTAGTTACGTTATTCTTATCCAAAAGATACATTCCGCCACCAAGAGCAGCCATAACTGCTACTAAACCAATCATCATAATCGTAATTGCAGCAGCACCAGCCATTAGCTCTTCTGGCTTTAAATTAAATTTCTTGACCATTATTCCGGTTATCAACATTAAACCCGTTGCAACAGCTGCTAATGCGATTACAAGACCACCTAATGCCGCAGCATTAGCTAATAAGGCAACATTGATGCCAGCAGGAGGAGGAGGAACCTTTGGTTGTCTTTGTGGTCTTTGTGGCTTTGTTGGATCTGGGGTTGCTGTTGGTTTTTCTCCACCTAATCCTAACATATTAGCAAGGAATCCCATGATTCCGCCAGTTGCTTCAGGTTTGGCTGCATTTGGCTTTGGAGTTTTTTTCGGATCTTTTCTAATTCCAACTAATGTATCATATGATCTGGCGGTATTGATTAACAATCCTGCTCCAACAGTTGTAATAGCAACTGTCATAAATCCAAGTTCACCAACTAGTGCTTTCATATAAGACAAAGCAGTGTTAGAATAAGATCTTAATTGATCATTTAATTCCATCAATGACTGTTGAGCGGCTCTTGCAGGATCTAGTTGAGATTTTTGAGCTGTAGCTAATTCTTTATCTCCAGCTTGTATTTTGGATACAAGCTCTCTTAAACCAACAGGATTTCTGAGAGCATCTTCTATTTCAGAAATATCAATTTTTAATTGGGTTTTTCCAGCTTTAACCAAGCCTTTATTAATTTCATCAATACTTGTTGTTATGCTTGTCCTTGCTGCTTCTATTCCTGATCCAAATGCTCCACCCATTGCCTGAATGTCTTGTTCAAAATCTTTTCTTCTTCTACTGAATATATCCAAAGCTGTTGACATGTCTGAAGCACCTTTAGATGCTTCATCAAGAGCAGTAAGAACTTCTATGCCTTTAGAGGCTTTTAATCGTCTTTCTTCTTCTTTAAGAGCAGTTCTTTCTTCAAGAGTTAAATTCTTTTCACGTTTTTTATTGATATCTTCCAAACGATCAGAAAATGTTTTTCCTGTTTCTTTTGTTGCCTCAATTACAGATCTTAACTGTCCAAGTTCCATGCCAGTGACAGTTTTTAGTTGCAAATTCAAAGTTGTTTTTACGTCATCTGGTATTTGATCAATTGCTTCTAAGCTGTCTACACCAAAATTCTTTAAGACTTGTTCCATACCAGCAGCAAGACTTTTGATTCCTTGTTTCGATTTTGTAAGAGTGCCTTGTTGTAATTCTGAAACTTTACCTGCTGAAGCAGCTGCCATATATAAGAAATTTGCTGTTTGAGAGGAACCTTCAAGTAAAACTTGTGTACTACTCGTTAAGTACTTACTAATTTCACCACCAACATCAGAAACACCTAATTTTTGAAAGTTAGCAGTTAATTCTGTTACATTTGTTGCGGATGATGATGATAATTGTGCAGCGTTTCTTAAATTGTCTACAAATGTTTTACTTGCTGTGATTGCAGACTTAAGAGCTTCTCCAGTAAGACCAGTATTTCTTGCTACATTACGCATTCCCATACCCATGGTAGAAATTTGCACAGTGGACATTCTTCCAGCTTCTGCAAATTCTCTAAATGTTTCATTAAGATCACCAGCACTTAATCCAAGTTGTCTTTCAGTACTAAGTTGTGCTATTGCAACTTTTTGTGCGTCCTTTTGATTTTTTAAACCAGATTTTAAATTTTTCATGTAGCTTTCTTGGAAAGCATCTCTATCCATTCCAGTCTGTGCTACACTTTGATCTATTTGTTCATATGATCTTAAAAGACCTTGTGTTTGTTTTGTTACATTTCCTGTTTCATATGCTGCTTCTCTGATATCACCAATAAATTTGGTTTCTGCACCAATTATAGAAGAAAAAGAAAATGATTCAGAAAAACTTTTGCTTTTTTCACTTAATCCGAAAAAACTTCTTTCTAAATCTTCCAAAAGATTTTTAAGATTCTTTAAACCTTGAAGTTTTAATGTACTTAAAATACCAGCATCGCCAAAGAGTCCAGATTCATAATCAGAAAGTCCAGTACCTCCACCACCGCCACCGCCACCGCCACCGCCACCACCGCCGCCGCCGCCGCCGCCGCCACCAGCATCACCTCCAGTATATTTATCATATATTTTTTCGACTTTTCTTTTGCTCATCAATTTAGCATCTGTTGCTTTGCCTTGCATTTGCAACATGATGTTTTTCAACAGTCTGTGTGACACAATGTCAGCTACATAAATACTACCTTTTTTCAATCCATGCTTTACCAGTTCTTTCATGTCTTTTAAAGCACCATCACCACCTGATTTTCTAAAGTTTTGTTTATCTCTTTGAGCCAATCTTTCATTTAAAGTAAGAAGCTCTTTCATTATTCTGTTTTGTGATTTATCAGATGAAAAATAAGCTTTAATTGCAGCAAGCATTTTTTCAGTTGCTTTTAAATTTTGATCAAATTTAGCAGACATTTTAGACAAAAGACCAGCTAATTCATTTTCTCCGCCTTTTTCTGTGCCTTTAACAGTTTTAACGCTTCCAAGCATATCAGCAGCACTAGGTGCTGCTGAATATTGTTTACCAAGATTGTCTATTGCCATGTTAAACCTTTTTTATCATATCACTAACAGAGGCATTTACTAAATTCGAAATTTGACTTTTAATGTTATCTCTAATTGCTTCTGATTCTTGCGGATCTAAAGCTCTTGCACTACCCATTGCATTTAAAATCAAATTGCAATCTAGAATCTTTAGACTTTTCAGTCCACCTCTCTTATAAGTTCTGTAAGCACTAATTATATATTTATAAGATTTAACATTTTGATAATTAAAATCAGGACGACACGCATTTATTCCACTTCCTTGTAAAATAAATTTGACATCATTAAATGTTAAATAATGTAAGTTCAATCCACTTATGTAGTTATTGCTAACATTTGTTAAAATAACTAAAGGATAAACATCATGTTTTGCAAAAGAATATTGAAATGTTACCAAAGCTCCACGAGAAACAGTTTTTAACGAAGGACCATATTGATTAGATCTTACGTTGTTGGTAACAAGATCTTTAAATAAACTACCATAAGTGTTACGAGCCATTCATCTTCTCTTTAATGGATTTATCTAATAGCATTTTCTTTGTATTATTAATTTCATCATAATCAGGAACTCTTCCAAGTAACTTAGTGTAAGATGGGTTAGGACGTGTTTCTCCCATACTTCCGCCAACAAATTTCTTTGTTACATCAGAATAATCTTGCTTGAATACCTTCTTATAAAGGTCTCCCTTACCAAACAAATTTAGGAAATCAAGAATTTTGGAATGAGGAAGTCTGCTTGGCTTAGTAAGTAAATCATGAATTAAACTTGTTTCATGATTCCTTCCAGAACACCATTGCCCAAGCTTCATAAAATTACCTATTTCTTCCACATCTCCTTTTGGATAACCTTGAGCTAAAAGGAGATTCTTAACCATTTCGACATCGTTGTTGTGCAACAAATATGCAGTTGTAAGAATTTTGTTATTAGGAAGATCGTTTATGATTTCTGTAATGTGACAATTTGGGAAAATTTTCTGTAATAAATTTATTTGTTTTAAATTTTTAAGAAATTGAGTTGGTGAAACATCTTGGTTATCAATACTTGCCAAGTAATAAGATTTAAGTATTTTCCCGTCATATTTTGCATCAACATGTGTTTTCTTTAATACGTCAGCAAATTTTTCTGGGAAATTTTTCTGAGAAGAAAATCTACAAGCAAGATTTGCAATTCTAAAAGGAAGATAAATATCTCTTTTGAATGCTGTTTCTGGCAGCTCTATTGTAACAATTTCTCCTGTTTTGAGGTCATGGGCACCACCGACTGGATCAATTAATTCACCATTGTCTCCATCTGAACTTTTAAGTTTTAGATATAAAGCATTCATGGTGATGTCTCTTGTGTGAGCATCTTCTTCAATGTTTGTTGTAAATCTTGCTTCTGTTGGTGAAAGCATTCTATTTTTTGTATTTTTATTCATTGTGGCAATGTGTGCTTTTTGCATGCCTTTTTGGACAGTTATTTCAATTGGATGATTTTTTTGATCAAATCTAGATGGATAAAATACAAATTCTTTTTGATCAAATTGACCATGACCACTTACTTTTTTAATTGGTGTTTCTGAATTTTTCAGTATTAATATTATTTCATCAGGAGTTGCATCTGTGACTATATCAAAATTTTTGTATGTTTTACCTTTCAAATGATCTCTTAATGCTCCACCAGTCAAGTAAATTGACTTCCTTTTCATTGTTGGTTTAATCATTCCTTTACTTTTATCCATAGTGGTGTAACCAAGATGGACTTTATCGCTATTTTCAAAAGCATCTATAATAGGCTTTAGGAGAGAATTGACAGTTGAATTTACTTTCAACGGTCTAAAATTGATTGATTCCTTGCTGTCTTTCAAGCGTATTTTAGATAAAATCTGTTCGCTCATTATTGTTTAACCCCTAAAATGTATAAAATGTATGCTATTAAAACTGGTATGCTGATATTATAAATAATAACTGCAATATTTTTAATTTGGTTTTCTGTACCAGATTTAAATCTTTTTAAATCGTGTATAAAAGTTTCTAAATCAAAAGCTCTATTGTTAACTTCTTCAATGCTAGCATCAATTTCTTCAAACTTATTTTCAAAAATCATGATCTTTGTTTGCATTTCTATATTTTTTTCAATAATCTTTTCAAATTTATCGTAAATTTTTTCTTGATTCTCAAGTAGAATTTTAACTCTTTCATCAATTCTTGAGGTCATGTCGTAAAGTATCTTTACTCTAGACTCAAGTTCTTCATCAGCAGTTAATTTTCTTGCATTTACCATTAATACTATTTAGAATTTCATACATAAAAATAAAAAAAGAACCCCAATTTAAATGGGGTTCTATAAAAATATAATTTTTATTTAACTTTTTAATTAATTTTCTTATTCGGAAAATTGCCAGTAATATAACCAATTGCTAATGTAGCACCTATTGCAGGATTCATGACACTTACTGTACCAGCAATAAGCCACCAACAAGCGTTATTAAACATGATCGTCTACCTTCTACAAAAAATGTGGATCTACATGTCACCTTTATTCAAGTTGACTCCTTAATTATAGCATGTCACGCAAGAAAGTCAAAAAAATTTCATCGTTTTTTTTACTATATAAGTGATTGGGGTATTTACCCCTAATCTTAAAAAGGCTGGGGTTCATACCCTGAAAAATTATGAGTGACCAATCAATTATTCCGCCGCTTCCAATTGTTATGCCTGAGAACAATCAAAGTTCACCAGTTTCTGATAATGATCTTCTCGATATATATAATGAAATATTAGATGATCTAAGAAATGACAGAAAGGAAGTAGATTCAATTTTAGCTAACTTTGTTGAAATGGTCATGAACGAAGGCGATTCTACTTCATCAAGCAAAGAAGCATTAGTTAATTTGGCAAAATTAAAATCAGATATCGCAATAGGAAAGACTAAAATTGCCGATCTTATGACATCTTTGAAACTTAAAGAAAAGCAAGGATCAAAAATTCAAGCAACACAAAACAATAATATAACGATAACTGATAGAAGAAATTTGATTGATACCATAAATAAATTAACGAATAAGAAGGAAGCAAAAAATGCCGAATTTGATCAATCTTGAAAGCTGGTTGTTAAAAGAACAAGAAAACCCAGCACCGGGACCGGAAGCATTGGCTGGATCAGATCCTTCCAGTCTTCCTCCCGAATCGTTTAATAAAACAACTCAGGTAAGTGTTCCACAGCAAAATCAGCCTATGGATCAACCAACTGCTAATCTTGAAGAACCTAAATCACCAGACATGCCCAAAAGCAAAGACGTGTCTGATTTTAGTTCATGGAAGAATAAATTCTTCAAAGAAAGTATTAAAAACGATCCCAACACATTATTACAAATGATAAATTCTATAAGAGATGGAGAATTATCTTCTTATCAGAAAAAGTTTGTAGAAGACAATTTGCAAATTGTCTTCCTAAGACAAAATGCAAATATTAATAAAGCATCTGGAGAAATGAGAAAGAAAATACGAGATGACTTGGATATGGCTAATCCCGGCACATCTCTTGCAAATCACTTTTCTTCTGTTCTAAGCACAATGCCAGAACTTATTAATACTTTTATAAGAATTTCTGGACTGGGAAGTAACAAAGCTGATCTTCATAGAAAGTATATTGCATCTCTGATCGGAGCAATTCAAGTTGGATCTGGAGCACAACAAGAAGATATTATTTACAACGAAAAAACATTTTCAATTAGAATTTCTACTAGATTTAATAGTAAATTTGGTTTGATTGATGTTGGTCGCTGGACCCTTCAACAAGATGATCCACAGAAGTATTTGGCTGAACCAGAATTAGAAAAATTAGACTCTGGAGCACCTGAAGAAAAAAGAGTTTTAAGGCATAGAATTATTGTTGAATCAATAGCAAACTCTTTTGAGAAGAGAGTTTTTGTGACCAATGTGCTTGCTGATAATGGCACTGTTTACTTTGTTGGAATGGATCTGTCAAATATTCTTAGAAGTGGATATGACAACGGTGTTTTCAATGTTCAATCATATCAAAATGATGCATCAGAAGCATTATTTGATACAGATGGTAATTTGGTAACACTTCAAGATATAAAAATTCAGTATGAAAAAGAAAGTGGAGAAATGGATGAGAACGGTAGTCCTGTGAAAGATAGGACTGAATTCTTAGTCAAGAAGGATGGTATTTTATTCATCAATGCTTCTCTTGAAACATTGATGGATGCTGCTGGCAATGTCAATGGATTAAATGTCAAAGAATTACCATTTAATGGCAATCCAAGTGATTTGGTTAGTCTAACACGTTGTGTTCCTTCAGCACCTGAAATTATTTTAAGGAACTGTTGATATGATATTATTCAATGAATATGTTAACAGGCATCATTTTATGGCGAAGAAAAGACTTCGCCTATTGAGGCGTGTATTAGAAAAAGACGGTCTTGAAGTTGAAGATTTTACTCATGATAATCAAGACCCTTATATATTTGTTTATTCCTATCCAGTATCCACTACGTTCCAAGGTGTAAGATTTTACATGCATGGAGAAATATTAGCTTTCAGGACACAAAAGAAGCCCGAAACGCAACCATACGGCGAAGCTTACGAACTTGATGTACAAACAATGTTGGTTGATGTATTTGAAACAGAAGATGACAAATCTGAAAAGCATATTACGAAAATTTTGATGAAGTTGATTAGCAGAGAAGTTAGAAATCATTTTAAGAAAGAAAAGGTTGCAGAAGAAGAATTATTGACAGGACAGATCAGTAATGCTAAAGATGCAGCTGGACAGATAGTGATTAGAAACACAGGAACTGATTACAGTAACACGGTGTTCAGTAAATTCAATTAAGGTGAGAAATGATAAACTTTTTTGATTTTATTAATGAATCAATTCTTGGGAAAAAGCTTGATGATTTTTTATCAAGCTTTCCTTTTTCAAATAATACAATAATTGTTTTTGATGTTGAGACAACTGGATTTAATCCTCGTTTACCACATGTTCAAATTACAGAACTTTCTGCCATTCCTGTTGATTTAAAAACTGGCGATCTTGGAGATCCTTTCGTTAGAAATATCAAATTAAATCCTGAAACATTAAAGAAAATGGAACATGAGAAAGAAAACCCTGTTGTTCAAAAATCAAGAGTAATGTCAGTTGCGGATGTGTTAAAGTTTCAATCATACGATATTGAGTCGTCCACACATGATGAAGTTGATGCTGCTGTTGATTTTAAGAATTATGTTGAGTCACATTCAAATGTAATTATGGTTGCTCACAATGCAACATTTGATATGAGTTTTATTAATGGTTTATTGCAGAGAGAAGGGATTGATAGAATCAAAAGACCTGTTATTGATACTTTCAAGCTTGCCAAAGTTTATTTAGAACCAATTTTAAACATTATGGCATCTGGTGGAGATGCTGCTGGTTTAGCTATTTTGGAGAAACTGAAAGATAAATCTGGATATGTTAGAACAACATTATCATCTTTAGGATCAGCATTTGGAGTTGCAACGCAAGGCAGTCATGTGGCAATTAATGATGTAATACAAACTGCAATTTTGCTTAAGAAAATTATTGAATTTATACAGGAACATTACCACAAATTGGATCAAGAAGTGGTTCAGTCAGCTTTTGATTCATCCAAACGAAATTGGCAAAAATTTAAAAAGAAAGTTAATCTTCAAAGAAGAGGAATTGAATTGAAAAAATAAATTTAATTAGGAAAAAATGCTTATAAAAGAATTATATGAAAAAGAACATGAAACATTTATTTTTATCAATGTTGGAATTGGTGATTTTTTGCATTTTGATTCTCTCTTAAATGATAAAATCAGAGAAAATATAAAAAATATTGTCATATGGAACGCACATGACCCTAGCAATAGCAAGGGAAATACAATAGTAGACATGATAAGATCAAACAATTATTATGATAAAAAAATAAAAATAATTGACATTAAACATAGAATTGCAAGATCAATGGCAGCGCATAAACAATTACAGCTAATGGAATCAATTCTATCTTCATCTACAGATTTTGATTTTAGTAAAAGTTTCAATCAACATTTTTTGATGCAAGATTCATCAGTGCGTGATAATTCTGATATTGTAAGAAAATTAGCATTTGAAAATAAAGCTAGTTCATCTTACTTTAAACAAGAATTAACAGATATTAAAAAATTTAACTTGCCAAAAGAATATTGTATTATTGCAAATCACACATCTTCAGTAAGATATTTAAACAAAAAAGACATGGAAAATACATTTAAAATTTTAGATTTGGTTTTTGGAATGAGTGGAGTATTGATTGGCAATGATAGATTTGATACTAAAAAAAACAATATTATAAATTTGATAGGATTAACAAGTGTTGAAGAAAGCATAGAACTCATTAAAAATGCAAGTGCATACATTGGCATAGATAGCTATATTTCAGTTTTAGCTTCACAATTGCTTCCAGAAAAAAAATTAATTATAAAAGCAAATGCTCATAGAGGAATGTTAAATTTCTTCTTTTATAGAAAAGAAAAATTAGATAAGTTTATCTATAATAAAATAGATTGGCTTGAATATTGTTCTAAAAATAAATTTATTAAACTTTTTATATAAGTATTGCTGTATGAATGTTCATACAGCAATACAATTGTTAGCCAACAATCAAGCTTTTAATTTTCGCAACAGCTAGATCATACATTACTTTAACCCATGTTGGTTGAGGAAGAAGATTCCAGCCAACCATTAAACCACAACCGAACCAAAACATTGCTTCCATCATGGTATATTACAGCAATATTACTTGCTGCCCTCCAAAAGTATATATGATTACAAACTATAAAAATAATTTTTTATATTTTATTGGTACTTTATCATAGGTGCTAGCTACAAAATTAACTAAATTTTGAAATCGGTCTTCATTTTTGAAACCCAAATATTTTGATACATCAAAATGATGAACAAAATCTTCTTGATTTGCAATATGTAAAAAATCTTGATATTTATCTATTGATTTTTCTATAATGTTGTTGTTTATCAATATGCATTGCACTCTTAAAGCTCTACATGCTAATGCAATTTCTAAACTTGTAGTAAAAACCCAATTTGATTTATTTAAATTTTTAATTATATTTTTACAATTGTTTAATTTTTGAGTATTTGTACAAGTTATATTAGAGTACTTGCTGTATGGGTTTCCAGAGAATGTGTTAAGCTCAGTGTATCTTTGCTGGAAAAATCTTCTTATTGGATTTATAATAATATTATTTTTGATGTCCATGTCAACTTGTAACATTAGCAATGTTATTGTTTCTTTAACTGGTGGCAATAAAATTATAGGACTCCATTCAAAATTTAATTTAAATATTTTTTCAATCATTTCTTCAAATAAAAAATAATTATTATTTTTTGATTTCAACAATTCAATTATTTCTTCATATGCTTTATTGATAAATTTTTTTTCATTTATTTGATATAAATCAAAAATTTCTAATGCTAAAAATTCTATTATAGGTTTAAAGTAATCCATTTTATTTTAGCTCAATAGTATATATTATATACTATTTTGTTGTGAATAATACTTCGAACATATGAAAAAATAAAATTAACAATTCTATGAAAACTACACTTATTACAAATGTCCTTAATGAAGAATTTTTTATAACACCATTTTTAAGACATCATAAACATTTATTTGATCATGGTATAATTATTGATTATGGTTGTACGGATCGCACTATTGAAATAGCAAAAAAAATAGTTCCAAAATGGGATGTTGTTACTCCTAAAGTGCCAAGATTTCATGGACATGGAGATATTGAGAATATACATCATGTAGAAAAAGATGTTGTTGGTTGGAAAATGGCTCTCAATGTCACAGAATTTATTTTTACACATAATTTAAAAAATATATTAGAAGAATTTGAAGATTCTTTTCCACATGGTGTTGGTCTAAGAACAGATGGAATTTGTTGTGTTGACAAAATTGAAGATGCAAATAAATTTCATCCCGAAATTCCTTTACTATTGCAAAAAACAAATGGATATTTTGAAACAGATCTTATAAAGAAGCCAACAAATGAACTAGGATCTCATCTAAAAAATAAAAAAAATTTCATATTAACAAATGTTGATGGAAGATCTAGATTAATACATAAAGCAAATATTTCCTTGTTCAATCAAGGACGACATACAAGCAGATTGTCATACGTTTATCCTAGAAATATAGATACATGTCCTGAATCTCCATTAATGCTTTGTTGGTTTGGATATTCTCCTTGGGATCTTATTAAAAATAGACCGGGAAGAAGATATAATTGGGTTGACGCAAAAAGAGAAAACGGTTTTTATCTTGATGAATTAAAAATGTCTTATAATTTGCAAAATGTTAGCAAGTATAAAGAACAATTAGAAAAATACAGAGAATTCATTAAAGATATATATTAAATAATTTCTTCATGAATTTCTGGAAAATATTGTATTATTGTATCTAAATTTAAATTTCTATAATTTTTAATTTTTTGTTTAATTTCATTATAGAAATTCCATGCCAATGGAATAAAACATATTCTATCTTCAACTGTGTAATCTTTTAATTTTTCAATAGATTTAATAGGTATATTCATGCCGGGTGTATAAAGATTGTGTTTAAGAGGATTATCATCAATAATAAAATCTAAATCAATTTTTCCGAAATTTAAAAGTGTATTACCTTTCGCAGCGGCACCATATCCAACTATTTTGTATTTTTTCTCTTTATAAAAATTAATTTTTTTTTGTAATTCTTCAACGCAATGATTACAATTTTTTGCATATTTAGTATAAAAGTTTAAATCAAATACACCAGTGTTAAATTCTTTGAAAAATTCTTCTGTAAAATTTCCTTCTGTTTTTATTTTAGAAATTTCAAAAATATAAGATGTTCCATGTATTGGATTTTTAAAAATGTTATTTATATAAAGGTTTTTAGAAGAAACAATTTTATACATTGAATATGAATTAAAGAATGATAGATGTTCATGATAAATAGTATCAAACTCGTTATTTAATAGCATGTTGGCTTGTGACGTTTGAATGTAAATAATACTTTTATCATGTGAAAATTCTTTTAATTTATTTAAGAATGTATCAATATCATCTGTATGAGCAAAAACATTTTGGGCAACTATCAAATCAAATTTTTTGTCTGTAACTAGATTGCCAATATAGTCACATGTTACATTATGTTCTTTAGAAGATATTTCATGTAAATTTTGAGCTGGATCTACACCATAAGTTTCTAAACCTTTTGCTTTGTATTTGTTTAATTGAGATCCATCATTACACGCTACTTCTAAAACATTTTGTGGTTTAGATCCAAAAATTTTCTCATATCTGTTAATTGAGAAATTTGCAAAAAATTCAAAATAAAATTCCAGTGTTTTGCTAGTTCCACTAACATAAAGATAATTTTTAAATAAAAGATCTGGATTCACAACAACACTAAGTTGTAAATGAAAACAATCTTCACATAGCATTAGCTCTAAAGGATATGTTTTTATTTTTGTCGGAGATGAAACATAAGTATTTGCTAATGGTTGATCTTTTAGATCTAATATTTTTCTTAAATTTTCACTCTTGCAACAACGGCATTCACTTTTTAAAGTCCATTCCACAATATTCATTTCTACCCCCAAATATTTCAATTTTATCGTAATTCGTCTCTATCTCAGATAAAATAGTTTCTATTGTTTCATTAAATTTAAAATTAAATTTTTTAATAAATTTACTTGATGATATTTTAAAATTATAAGAAAATGTTTTTCTTTTATCAATTATTAATTCACAATTTAAATATTTTGAAACATTTTTGCCAATTATTTCTGGGGTTGAGTTAAAAGAACAAAGATTATAAATTCCGCTGTTGTTTTCATTTGAATCAATAATTCTATCAACTGCCAAACATAAATCTTTTATACCCAATATTGGTCTGTTTATCTTTATATTTGATATTTTTATATTATTGTTTTTCTTGTAGTTTGTATGCATTCCATTAATCATTATATCTGTACGAAAATTAGGAGACCATCCATTAACAGTGCCGAATCTTAATGAATACCAGTTACATTTAATAAAATTTTGAAACATATCTAAAAGCTGTTTTGATAAATCGTAATTATCTATTGCTGGTTGTAATTTACAATTCTCTTTTGCTTCATTGTGATAATGCATTCCATAAACTGACGAACTGCTTGCAAATATTAGTTTTTTATCTGAATGTATTTTTTCAACAAGTTTTACAAAATTGATAAAATTATTTTGCATTACAGGCAATATTGGTCCTTTGCACATACCGACACTACTATGACCTGCCAACAAAATAATCACATCATGACTATTAATGTATTCTTCATTTAATTCTGAAAAACATTCTTTTATTACATTTTCTTTTTGATTTTGTTTATGAATAAGCAAGTCAACCTTACTTATTATATATTTATTTTCAAATTCAAAATTAAATCGTGACCCAATATAACCTTCAGAACCAATTAATAGTATTTTTTTCATTATCATTTCCTATAATAGTATTAAATAAAGTAGTAAATTTTTTTATTTATTGTTTTAGGATTATCATGAGTGCTATAAAAATCTCCATGCCATATTATTTCTTTTATTGATTTATTTTGACCTATG